TTAACCCCAATCCGCTCAGGTCATCTCTAAGCCCTGCCGCCTCCAGATTTACGTCTATATCAAGGTCAATAAACCCTATGTCTTTGCCGTCTACTTGCAGGGGTACACGGTTGGTTACGGTGGTTACAGTCTCGTCACGAATGCTCGCCCCAATCGCATCCGTCGCATCATCCGCATACCTAGCTGGGGGGTAATAGCTTATGTCATCCACTACGCCCCGGACTTCACTCATAACCTCCAATCTCGGTACATGGTTATCGTCGATAAGGGACAGCTTAACCGAACCCTTTTTGGGCACTATTTTTACAGGCACCGGGGGCTTGGGGATAGTCGCAACATCATCTATCTGGGAAGCAAACCCATACAAGGCATCTCTATACGGGGGCATGTAGACGGCCAAGGTTTGGTTATCCAGCCTTAGTAGCGTAGCCATCTCCTCCTTTGAGTACTTGGTGCCAGACTCAAGGATAACCCGCATCTCCTCATAAAACGTGTGCCCTGCTACACGGGCTTGAGCTGCTGGTACGCCACCTATTTGCCACGTGCCATTGGGGAGTTTGTGGGTCAGGGTCATCCCTTCTTTAGCCTCCCACAGCTTGAACACATGTAGTTGTAATTCGACTCGATGCTCATTCGGCATCATAAGAATTAACTGAACATCATGGTATGCGCTGGGATTGCCTGTTGCTGGGTTAATGCGAACGTTTGCAAAGCTGTCCTTGATATTTACAATGCGGACCCCCTTTTCTTTGCCTATCCTCTGGAGCCCCTCATACAGGTCATCAACGCTATCGTACATAATCGAAGCGCGGGCTACATCGTTTAGCTGTCGCATGTCGCCCCCATACTTACCTGCTACCTTCTGAGCTGCCCGCGCCTGTTTTTTCAACGGGGCCACCAGACCCTTCCCGCTCGTCCGGTCAGCTATTTGCACTACCATCTTGTCCAAGTCCGCCTTGGCAACACGGGCCGCAGCAAACAGCTCATCAAGACTACGATACGCTTCTGGCTGTAGCACCCCCCCATACAGGCTCGTAACCTTGTTGTTGATTACAGCCTGCCCTTTAGCCCGCAGGTACTCAGGAAGGTCATCCCAAGCCAAGGGGGGCACAACGTTGTCTAGGAAATCGAACGACGGGAATGCCCACGTCGATGTAGCCCTTCCAGACTCCACAACATTACCGGGAGTAGTGATAAGCTCTAGGTCGATAATGTCTTCATACATATCAACCCACCCCTCAAACCTTCCTGCGGCTACTGCTTCATTATAAGTGGCTTTGGGTATGCCACGCGAGTGCCAGTAGTCATCCCCCTTGTCTACGAACATCTTCCAAGGACCCGTGGGATTCGCAGCGTTTCCACCAACATTAACCAACTGAGCCCCAGTAAATGAGTTTTTGTGTACGGCTTTAACCCTCCACGACAACCCACGCTTCAACAGCAACTCACTCTCATAGGGGTTAGGCACTACCCCTACCTGCATTCCCTTGGGGATAGCAGTGCGCATGATAAACCCACGCTTCACACTTGGGTCTAACCACTTATTGAATGAAGCAGCCTCACTGAACCCGGTTACTGTGCTCGGGCTTGCAGACCAGCTCCCAAACCCCGGCGTCTTAAATACCGTGCCGGGTATGGGTGCTTCGACCCCAAATATCGTCTCACCGATAGTCGGCCCACCGATATTGAACTGTTCTATCCCCCTGTACACAATCGTATCCGACTTTACTACGTGTCTGGTGGTGAAATCATCCAACACTTTTATAAGCGAGGAGGTATGGGTTTTCATGTTCAACGTTTTCGTGTAGTTCGCAAGGTCTGCGTGCTCCATAGCATCTTCAATGGATATCCCGTACTTGTTGGCTACTCGCAAAACCCTATTGGTGCTCGTGTACCAGACGCTACTGTACTGCTCAATAGCCGTTGCACTGGTGAGGGTCTGGGCATTCGCGGGGAACATGGGGTCTATGGAGACGGGGTTGGCTTTTAGGTACCTATCCAAATCCGGCGAAAACGGTGCCCAGTCCTTAAACTCATTTGTAACATGGTCAGTAAGATGTTCCCCCAACTGAGCCCCAGTCTTAGGGCTTTTACCCCACGACCGTGTGTACAACTCGTCGTATGAAGCCGTGTCCCCTATTTGCTGTGCACCCCACTTCCTCTCCATAAACTCTGGAGCATGGCGCATGGTTACTTTCTTATTCTTCGTTCGAGCCAGAAACGTATTGATGGCTTCAGCGTTTACCGCTTCATTGAATGCGTTGCTCAACGGTGGCAGCTTAGGCCCTCCCTTGGGCTTACCTGCACGCAACGCACGCGCACCCACGCGCCCAACCCCAGCCATCTGTTGTGCTTGGGCAGCAGGAGAGAAATTAGGCACCCTGCGCTCATCGGTAGTTACCGTACCGTCGCGCATCATTATGCACCGGCATGATGGGTGGAACGGTGGGGTATCGAATCCAGACGCCTGCACCTGACGGTCAGTCATTTCATACAAGCGAGCAATATCGTCCTTTGTCTGCTTAGGCCACGGGGATATCTGCGTCAGGTCAGCGGGGTTAGTGGTGTTCACTGCCCGCGTCACAACTGCTAAGGCAGCCGTCGCTTCAAAGGTACGCCCGTGTACGTTCTCACAGAAGTGGCAGGTACGCTCATCCAGTTGGGCGGATATCTGGTAGTACACGGTCCCGGTGGTTTCCGCCTCAATGAGAAACCCGTAACTTCGTAAGCGGCTAGAAGTAACATTAGCCTCTATATCAACAGCTCTCTTCCCCCCCAAAAGGGTGGCCCTGTTCATCTGTGCCGCGAACTCATCAATATCATCAAAAAACTCGGCTGGTCTGACTGTCGTCCCAAGCGCCAATCCGGTAACCGCGTCGATGTCTTCAATCTTGGCTACTAGGGTGCTGGCATCAGTTAAGTGGTTTACCTGTCGGTCATAGCGAGCAACAAGGCTCTTGGCCCTTGCCTGCATAGGCTCGACACGCCTCTGTAAAGAGGTGAACATATTGTCAATTGAGATTGGTACGGCATCTGGGACGCCGCCTTGGGAAAACGATATAGCCCCCTCTGGGGTAATGGTCTTAGCCCCCAGAACAACGGCATGCAGACCGGTTAGCTCCATGCGCCCGCGTTGAGCATCCGTGGTAGGTGGAAACCCAAGGGTATCAACCAGAGCATAGGCTTTCGGAAAATCCCCAGCCGCAACAGCGTTACGTATAGAGCGTAATATAGGGAGGACGTGGAGGTTAAACCCGGCCAGCATCCCTTGGGCCATTGTTCTCTCTAACGCAAGGTAGCTTTCCGGCTTAGGCATAGATTAAGACGTATCCAGAGGGTGTACCACAGTAAGGCTTATGGGAGCCCAGCGTATTCCATTGTCCGCTGACCGCCCATTAGGTCCCGTATACGCGATACGGTGGTCCACGCGGTTAACCAGAATTTCGATGGGTATAGCATCAGGGAACGCTGCACATGTCCCTGTTGCGAGAAGGTGCCTGCACGAATTGCACTGGGCTGGAACCATGTCCTCCTCCTGTAAAACAAACCGCTGAGACGCGCCTGTTGCCGTATTAGTTCTGGGTTTCCTTGTCGCCATTGAGGCCCCCCGCCATTATCTCTAACGAACATCCCGCAATATCAGCCAATCCATCAGGGTCCTCAGATGTGCCTATGATAGTTTGGGCACTGAGCATCTGCTGGAATATCTGCTTATCCAATGAGGGCAGTATTGAAACTAATTGCATCAGCTCATGGAGCCGATTGCATTGGTCCACACTACGCACGCCCGCCTTCATCAACACCGATACTTCCTTAACCAACGCAACCAATCCCGTCGATGTCATTGATTTGGCAACGCCCTCCGCACTAGGGGGGGACGGTGGGTCAGTAGGCACGGGGCCTTTCCCACTATTGCCGAATGCAGGCGGCCCGCCGGGAGGCGCGGCATTGTCACTGTCACCGGCAATTTCTTGAGACACCTCCTCATCAACCTTCAGAGACAGGTTAGTGATTTCATTGAGGCTGGTAATTATTTGAGCCCGGTCAACGGCTTTAACACTCACTGCCTGCTCTAATGCCTGTAATTGCAACGCTGCATCCTTCACCATTACCGGCAGACTTCGGAACTTAAATCCCTTACCACCCAGCTCAGGTAGTATCGCCATGTTAACTATCTCATCGAACTCTTGCCGCTCGGGTTGGAACACTTGGGCCTCGGCTACTGTGTAGGACGCGAACGCAGTCGCATACGAATAGTCCCCTGCCTTACCAACGAAGAGGGGGGGTAATCTAAACGCTCCACGAATACGCTCCTCGCACCTTGTATCGTAATTCTCAAACATAGAGTCGTTCTGACGCTCGCTGCCGAACCTCTCAACAGTAACCCGTACATTGTTGGCTGAATCAATAGACCCAGAAGTACTGTGGGCCTCCATCACGGCTGCTCTATGGGAGTGCTGCGTTTTACCGCCAAACATCTCTTGCAATGCATCTACCGCATGAGGGGCCATCTGCCCTCCTTGTACGAGCATGAGTAGAGGGGGTATCCCACCAGAATTAAAATACTCAAGATTGTGTTCTTCAGCTTTACGACTCCCCAACACGGACGGGAGCTGGGATGCCCAACGCGGTACACCATAAGGCGTGTGGGTGTCTTTCATCAACGTAAAATGAATTAGTTCAGTGGCCCTCTCTTCAGAAGCTAATCGCTGGCCCTGCTCGGTCCAATCCCCGGTCACTTTATGTAAGTCTCGGCTGGCCCCACGCTCCTTGAAGTACGTGAGCCGATTTGCAATTACTTGCACAAACTTACGTTCCCGCGCCATCACCGTATACGTAAGCTCTTTGCCCCCACGGCTAACCGCCTTTTGAACCGGCACCGGACGTTCCAGTCGCACCATCCTGATGGTCGATGATGGGACGTTGCGAATGAATACTATTTCGTCCTGTGGGCTCCGCATTACCTCAAGGTAGCCGTTACCTGTAATTTCCATATCACGCCTTAGCTGGCGTCGTATGGTCGTAAAGGACTGGCCCGGAAACGGCTCATCAAAGAACTCCATCAGGCGCTCATGCACCTGCTTCTGCTCTATATCTAAATCCTCTAGACTCTCAGTATCCCCGCAACACTCAAGAATGAATCCAGTACCATCTATGTTAGCCTCCATAGCATCAACACAGGGTCCAAGGGCGTTGTTATGCTGCCCCAGATACTCCAAGGTCTTCAGAGGAAGTGGGGGTACGAGAATGTGTAGGTCAGGGGACCCGTAGAATTTTTGGAACTCATCTTCAAGCTCCATCACGTTGGACACCACCGCGTTGGGCGGGACCATAAACGATTCCCCGGTTTCCGCTTTTATCAGGTGGACGTTAAGCTCGGGGGTGATACGTGTACGAATAGATTGGTCATCACTCATACATGTAGGATACTATATCCCCACCAGATTCCCAAGGTTTTCCCCTATTTCCGCATCCACTGTAAAAGGGATTTGCGGCTGCCAACCAAACCTCTCCTCTATGGGCAGCGTCTCCATAATAGACACCACCTTTCTAACCGCGCTTTCGGCACTCTTTTCAGGTACGTACCCAGCTAAAGAATCGTGAGTCATCATCGTAACCATAACCCCGTCGCCCGTAAGCTGGCGCTCTACTTCCGCCAGAGCCCACATCGTCAAATCAGATAACGTCGCCTGAACTGGGCTATTGATAGCCTGCCTTTCGGCGCGTGCCCTTAGACCAGAATCAGAATTCGTTACATCGGGAAGATGGCGTACACGACCCAGTGGGGACATTATCTTCTTGGCTCGATGGGCCATCCCGATAGCTCGGACATGCCAACTAGCCAGCCCCGGATACATTTTGAAAAACGCATCTCTCGTCCCCCGTGCATCATCCAAGGATAGCTTCACGCCATACGACCCCTCCGCATATTGCTGAAACCCACGCGGCCCCATTCCATATAACAACCCAAAGTTCCCCGCCTTACCGCGCTGACGCATCAGCTTAAACGTCTCGGGGTCTGTCTTCTTCATGTCTAGGAGGGCCTTCACCTCCATACCATTAACCCCCGCCGCTGTTACAAGGTGTAAATCAATACCATCCCTGTACGCCTGCAACATCGTGGATTCATCAGCTAAACACGCCGCTATGCGCAGCTCTCCCTGAGAAAAATCTACTTGGAACATCTTCATCCCCTCGGGGGCAGAGAAACACTCACGAAGACGCCCCGCCCACTTTGTGTGCTTAGGGAGGGTTTGAATCGCCGGGGCCGTAGCAGAAGTACGCCCGGTTACAGTTCCCCCACTGTGACCCCGCGCCATCCCACCACGGTAAAGCATGTAGGAAGGATGAAATTTACCATCCTTCTTCAGGTGCTTGAGAAACCCAACTACAAACGTCGATAACGTCTTGGATACAGAATTAAGCTCCTCTAGACGGTCCACCCACACCGCAACATCGGTCCCGTCTTCACCGCGTAACCTTCTTAGGTGGGCCATAGTAGTCGCAGGCTTCTGCGTCTTTTCTGTGACCTCTAGGGGCTTCAGACCAAACCCAGCCTTGCTAAAAAACACGTCCCTCAGTACCACTGCCCTAGACAACGACAGGTTGTCTTTATACTTACACGCCACGCGATACGGGATAAGGTCCAGAAGCTCCGACGTAAGCCTCTCCTGAGCGTTTTTCAAATCTTCTTCTAAACATGCATACGCCTCTACATCCACATGAACGCCACGCCTCTCAACCTCTTCAAACGCCCTAGCCGCCGGATGAACAATGGTGGCATAGAAGCTCGCAAGTCTGGGGGAAGCGAGAATATCCTTCTTCATCTTAACTGCCACGCGGTAACACGCATCGGTATCGCCGCCCGCATACGCCAATAAGTCTCGTTCAGGCACATCGGCCATACGAGACTTGTCGTAAGTCGCATTGAACGCATCGTCGTAGCCCCCCATGCGCGTGTATATCTTCGCATGAGAGTTTAAGCTGTTTGACCTGTTTTCATCCAACAAGCTCCCCACCAGCATCGTATCAAATGAGAAATTATCGCATTCTATGCCCCACTTTTCCGCAATCCAGACCGCATCAAATTTGAAATTGGCCCCGCGAATTTTCACTTTCGGGCTCGTCAGAATAGTCCGTATCTGGGACCACAGTTCCCCTTCAGGGCAAAAATACGGCTTTGGGAGCATGAGGACATGGGCACCCCCCGCCCGCACGGTGAAGGAAATAGAAATAATCGCGGCCCCCTCATCCCACGATGATAGACAAGTCGTCTCTATGTCGCAGGCCACCTCGACAGCCCCCTGCACCCTCTGATATTCAGTGACAACAAAATCAAGTATGTCATCAAAGTTGTCAACTTTACGGTACCCTATCACAACCCTCTATCCCCCAACATAAAATTTCTTACATCCAGTGTAAACTTTCTTACACAGCCAGCCAAACTCCGACTACATCAACAGCTAAAAGGACAGCATCCAAGATGACTAGGGCGTACACACGGTTAGTGGCCCCCCACACAATCCAACACGTGTCCCCAATGCAACTAATTGCAAACCCGTATCGGTACTCACCATAGACCAGAAACCCCCGGCCTAGTATAACAAGCGCAGCGCCTACCCACGTGAGGCAACTGTTGCGCCCTATCGCCACGCCTATTGGCCCAACCTAAAATAAAAAGTCGGCAAGGCTGCTATGAAGAAGGAGGGTACCAAAAGTCATAACAGCCTTACCTAGCTCATGGGCGCGGGGGGAGCGCAGACCTATGAGCTAACAAA